CCTGTTCATTTTTAGATTGACCATACGCTAATGCTTCAGGTGTTAATTCATAAACAGCGTAAGGATAAGGATGTAATTTTTCTTGTGCTAAAAATGCAAAACCATTGGCTGGTAAATCAGCAGCTCTACATGCATCAACATAAAGAGAACCTTGCATATGATACCTGAAACTATTAACAGCATTCCTGAAACCTCTGGGTGAAGCATCACGACAGGTTTTTAAATCCCAAGGTTTTTCCCCATCATACCAATCAATTCTTGATTTAAAAGGATGCCCATTCCACATAAAACAAATTGTTAGCTCAACTTTATGTTCAGATTTAGGAATGTAATGACTGACAACTTCCCTACGCTCCATGCAAGTGTCATACAAATTCTGAGTAATCGCAGTACGATCACCAATACTGCTCTGAAAATCTTCAAACTCCTGTTTGCCTAATTTTGTACGTTTATCAAATTTAGGTGAGATTACAAATTCATCATCAAAATTATGATGCTCAAGAAATACAGTATGTTGAACTCTACCTTCCAGTAAAGCTGGTGACTGATTAATAGGATTCTTGTTTTTCCATGTAAATACACAGCGGTCAGCTTCTTTTAAATCTGATGCTCTATAAGCTGGTATCTTATTATACTCACTGAATGGCAAATCTTCATAAACGCCTTCTTTAAAGTTCATCTTCATCCTCATCAGCTATCATCAAATCAAAATCACTCATTGGGTTTTGTGATGTGTATTCAATCAGTTTATTTAGATACCATTTTGCTTTTTGTAAATCAGTAATTGAACTTTGTTTGTGTTTGTACCGATGCACATATTTAATGATGCAACCTTCAAGATAAGATGGAAACTCATTACCCAGTTGTTGTTTGATGTAATCAATACACTCAATATCATTCTGTGTGTAATGTTTAGGGTGGTTTACTTCATCACTCATAACTTTTCCTTAAAAAGAAGGTCAAGAACAACTCGGGTAGCTGGAGAAAGTGATGATAGTGAGTTGCTCTTGACCAGTAAAACTAAAATGGTATTTCCACATCGTCATCATCATCTTTTACAAGATTAGATAACCCAGCTGATGCGGTTGGTTGTGGTTCTTCTTTAACTGGTGCTTTATCAGCCACAGCTATAAATTCAAAACTTTCATGTATTAAGTTTTGTTGCCACTCTGGAATTGCATCAAAAACTTCACACATTGCTTTTGATTCTGCGCTACTGTTACCATTAAATTCATCACAATAGACATCCATATCAAAAATTACTGCATCATTAATAGTGTCAGTAATTTTAAATTCATCAGGTTTAAAGATAGCTTTTATTCTAGCTCTACCTTCATCTGTATGTTCAACATGCAGTGTTGCTGGCGCACCAACCATTTTACTTACATCAAACCCTTGCAAATCTTCATTGCTAAATGGTTTTCCACGCCAAGTTACTAAGTCTTTATATAAGGTTGCATTTTCATTGAGTGAAGCAGTATATTTCTTGCCAATACTAAATGGTCTGCCATCAGCCAGTGTTTGAGAAGGAATTTCCCAAGTTACGAAAATTGCTTTTCTTTTCTTAGGTGGATTATCTTTCCAAGTTTCTTCTCTGGTTCCAGCATCTATTATTTTGTAACAAACGCCAAGATGTTCTCCAGCTGGCAATACTTCAAATTCAGATTTCTCTGCGCTAATTTTTAAAGCCATGATATTTCTCCATTAATTTTACGATTTGATTATTTTAACAAATTTTTATATGATTATACATCTTTTTATAGATTAAACAATAGTGATGATATTATGGCTCTAAAGATTTCTCGACCACAGGCTAAAAGTTTTGATAGACCTTTAACCTCAGATGCACAACAGCAGTTTTTGAGTTTCATGGCAGAAAATGGCATGGAACATGACCCAAAAAGAGGTTTGGTGATTGATGGTAGCATAGGTCGTGCTTATGTCAATCTAGGCGGTGAAAGAAAGCTGTCAGGCTGGTATCAATTGTGGCTTGACCAATCTGTACCTTTTGGAAGGATTGGAGATTATAGAACCTCAATGGACCAGCCTACAGCTATCTGGAAACCAGAGAATAGAAAACGCCAAACGATTACCAAAGCAGAACGCGAAGAAATAAAGAAATTACAGAAAGAAGTTGAGATAAAGAAGGCAGCTAAGTATTCAAAGTCTGCCAAACGCTCACAAACGCTCTGGGAAGAATATAATGATTGTGAAGTACATCCTTACCTAGAAAAGAAGAAAGTTCTCTCATATGGTCTTAAAATTGACGAGAAGGAGCGTTTAGTAATCCCACTTATTGATGCCAACTTATCTATTGTAGGTTTGCAATACATAAATGCAGAAGGCAAAAAACTTTTCCTTACTGGTTCTAAAAAAAGCGGTAGCTTTTTTATTCTTGGACAAGAGATTCTCAAGACATCAGACAAAATTTATTTTTGTGAAGGTTATGCAACAGGAGCTTCCATATATAAGAACATGGAACAACCAGTATTTGTTGCATTTGATGCTTACAACTTATTGCCTGTTGTGGAACAAGTATTTGATATTCTGAAAGACAGGAAGTTTATTTTTATCGCAGATAACGATGAGAAATCCAAGACAGGTGAGAAGGAAGCAAAGAAAGCCTGTCAATATGTAATTAAAAACAAAGGTCTTGCTGAAGTTCATATGCCAGAAACTGATGGTGATTACAATGACCATGTTAATGCCATTGAAGGTGAAATATTGCCACCATTGCAAGTGTTGGATATGCCTACTGATGTGGATTTTGTTAAATCAGAGAAAGGCAGAATGCTCAACATTAAAGATAATGTACAGGCAGTTATGCACATACATTCCATAGAAACTCACTACAATGTGATTAAAAAGAAGATGGAAATACACATACCCAACATGAAATTCATCGCTGACATGAAAGAAGAAGCGAGTTTGGTTGAGATTGAGGATCGCTGTATTAATTTAGGTGTGCCATACACCAGAGTCAGAGATTATTTAAAGATATTAGCCAAAGAATACAATCCTGTTAAGGAATGGATTGAGAGCAAAGAATGGGATGGCACATCACGCTTGCAAGACTTTCTGAATACGATAGAGTCCAGAAACTCCGATGTTCTGAAAGACATGCTGCTCAAGAAATGGTTAATTAGTTGTGTGGCAGCAGCTTATGAGCCTAATGGAGTCGAATTAGAAGGAATACTGGTATTTCAAGGAGCGCAAGGTCTGGGAAAGACGTTGTGGTTCAAAAGACTGTGTGACTACAACAAAGGTTGGCTATTAGAAGGTGCAACGCTCAACCCAAGTGACAAAGACAGCGTGAAAAGAGCTGTCAGTCATTGGATAGTGGAGTTGGGTGAGATTGAATCAACCTTTAAGAAATCAGACATAGATCAGCTGAAAGCATTTGTGACAGCAAAGACAGATGAACTTAGGTTGCCCTATGATAGAGCATTTACCACTTACCAAAGGCGCACTGCATTTTTCGCATCAGTTAATGGCAGAGAATTTCTCACAGACAATACTGGCAATCGTAGATTCTGGGTAGTGTCAACTAAGGCGATTAATTTCAATCATGGTATAGATATGCAACAGGTCTGGGCAGAGGTCAAGCAAACTCTGTATGTCGCTGGACAAAAGAATTGGTTCCTGTCACCTGATGAAAGGAACTTACTACAGGACTCCAACGAAGGGTATAGAACCCAGAGTACAGTGGAAGATTTAATTTTAGAGCATGTGGATTTTGATAGTAAGGTCACACAACCAGTACAAATGACCAAGTTATTAAGAGATTTAGGAATACGCAACCCAAGGATGCCAGATTTCAAAGATGCCAATAGAGTATTGCATCAAAGAGGGGTGGAACCCAGAAGGACTAATGGCAAGAAAGTTTATGATTTAAGTTACACCACAGTAGATGACAATTCATTTAATAGCTTTAATGGTGGTTATAATGATTGATAAAATATTAATTAAACACATACATGATAATGTTCCAGATAAGGAAGTGGCATTACTTTTGTCTGGTGGCGTTGATAGTATTAGCGTTGGTTTCTCAGCGCACAGATTAGGTAAGAAAATTACTGCTTACTCATTCAAAACTGATTTACATGACTCATATGATTACAGTAAAGCTGAAGAAGTTGCAGATATAATGGGATGGAATTTTGTAGGCACTACAATACCTACAGACAATCTGAAAGAAGATTTTTTCTTACTGTTAGATGAATATGGTTGCGAAAAGAAAACACATTTTGAATGTATCTACCCTTTCATTTATATTTACCCACAGATAAAAGAAAAATATGTTTTATCAGGATGGGCAGCTGATGGCTATTTTGGATTATCTAAAAAAGCAGCTATTAATTACAGCCAAACTCTTGAGCTGTTAAATCAATTCAGAGATGATTATTTTAAAGATGAAAATAGAGCTGGATATGATAAACATGATAATTTAGCAAAAATGTATGGGAAAGAATTTATTTGTCCTTATTTATGCAATGAAGCAAAGAGTTATTTTCAAAATAAAAACTGGCAAGAACTTAATAAGCCACAACAAAAATATCCTGTAAGGTTAGCTTTTGATAAAGAATTTTCTTTAATTGGAAAAGTAAAAAAACACGCTAATCTACAACTGGAATCAAAAATAAATAATGTATTTGAATATTTGTTAGATGATGAACAGATAAACTTTAAAGCTAGAAGTAGGATTATGGACATATGTAGAGATTGGGTAACAAGAAGGAAAACCAGTGAAATATTTGTCGATATGTAGTGGAATAGAATCAGTGGGAGTTGCATGGCATCCACTTGGTTTTGAATGTCTTGGTTTATCAGAGATTGACCCATTTAGAAGTGCTGTGCTTAACTATCATTACCCAGAGGTAAAAAATTATGGCGACTTCACCCAAATCCAACGATCAGACTTATCCGCCACACCAGACATCCTTGTTGGGGGAACACCGTGCGCAACCTTCTCAATCGCTGGACTTAGAAAAGGAATGGGAGAAGATAGAGGGAACCTCGCACTTGAATTTATTCGCTTGGCTCAAAGGATTAAGCCGAAATGGGTACTCTGGGAAAATGTACCCGGTGTCTTGTCTAGTAACGAAGGAAAAGACCTTGGAACCTTCCTTGGAGCATTGGCAGAACTCAGGTATGGGTTCTCCTACAGGGTTCTTGACACTCAGTACATCAGAACACAACGATTTCCAAGGGCAATCCCACAAAGACGAAGGCGTGTCTTTGTTGTCGGATGTCTTGGAGACTGGAAAAGTAGCGCAAAAGTATTATTTGACCAAAAAACAATGTCAACGAATCCTAGACCGAGCAGAAAGAAAGGGAGCGAAGATCCCAGACAGTCTGAGGAAATGCATCGAGAGTTTTATAGAAAGCTAGACTTTAATGGTACATTCACTGACGAAGCAGAAACATGTGGCACGATACCAGCTGGCGGTAGATTCTCACCACCAGAAAATTCTATGTTGTGTGTTGAAAACCCTGTTGCATTGCAAACATCACATACAGTGCAGAATGGATTAGGAATTAGTAGTGATGGAGCAATGTATTCACTGACAGCTACAGACAGACATGCAGTTATGGCAAAGAATAGAATCAGGCGACTTACAATCGTAGAATGCGAGAGATTACAAGGGTTTAGCGATAACTATACGCAAATTCCCTATCGAAATAAGGCAAAAGAAGATGCTCCTAAATCAAAGCGTTATGAAGCAGTGGGTCGTGCAATGTCAATTAATGTCATGGAATGGCTAGGCACAAGAATACAAATGGTACACAATAATGAAATTTGATTTTAAAAAAATTAAAGACTTTGATGAACATATAGAGCTTTCTATACCTAATTTATCAACATTAGATGTAATCTTCAAACAGATAGCACATGAATATGCACAACCTGAGTCAACAGTTGTGGATATTGGGTGTTCTACAGGGCGATTTCTATCATCACTGAACCAAATAGACAAATGCAAATATGTAGGGATTGACGAAATTCATATGAAAAAAAGGAAGAAAGGATTTACATTCTTTCAGGGAGATGTTGAAGATTACTTCATGCAACATGAATCAAATAATCACGACAACATCTCAGTGCTGATAAGCATGTTCTTTTTGCAATTCTGTGGACACACTAAGAGAAAAAGGCTGTTAAGCGCATTCAAAAACTATATAGATGCTGGCGCAATTCTGCTGATTGCAGAGAAAGTTTACCTGAATGATCCACACTTACAACAATCTATCCACAGGTTACACATTCAAGAAAAACGCAAGGGATTTAGTGATGAACAAATATTAAACAAAGATTTAGAGCTATCTAATTCGATGTTTTGCAAGACTGAAATGGAATTACAGGATGAATTAAGAGCTTTGGGCAACCTATCAAAAATATGGCAAAGCTATAATTTTATGGGATATGTGGTGAAAAAGTAGTGTAGGGTATAGTAAATAAGGTGCTGTACACTGTATGCTACCCTGTTATTATGCTCTTGATTTATAAGGATTTTATGCTCTAGGTAGTGTTAGGTAGATACATATATAATAATAATAATATATATATAGCATAACAGCATATAACACCAGTTATACTGGTTATAACTAGGGTATATGTTTTTTAGTAGTACACTGCACTCTGTACACTGTTTGGTTTAATTAGATAAGGAAAAGTAAATGGAAAAATTTATATACAATGAGCAACAGACAAGAGGTAAAAACTATTCAAGATGGAAAAATATGAATGATAGTGAGAGAGAATATTTCAATGAAGATATATTGACTGAAGAACAAGCTGTCAAAATTTTTGATAAGCTGTTTCCAGAAAGTAATTATAAGGAAGTAAAGATGAGTGATAATTGGCGTAAAGGTACAATATGGGATAAGAATAATTGGTCTTATGATGCCAATGGAATGCCAATTAATGGTGACAAAGATGAATAAGATGAAAGACTACATTAGAAATTTGTTCAGAAAAGAGTATCATGTAAGTGTATTCTTGAATGGAGATAAGAAATTTCCTAATGGTTTGCAACACATGACAATTGAATTAAAGAAGATTAAGAAGATTGACAATAACCAAGTGGTTGGTGTTGATGTGAATAACAACAACTATGAGTTCAACAGCGTTGATGAATTTAATTATCAGGTGAAGAAAATAGTTTAATGGCTAGACCAAAGAAAGAGAAAAAGAAATTAGTGGAAGCTCCCAGTAATTTTGAAAAAGATAAAGAGCATGGCTTGACTGAAATGCAAGCTGCATTCGTTTGGTATTACACTGAAGGAAGCTGTAGTCAAACAGAAGCAGCAAGGAGAGCTAAGTACGAGTTCCCAGCAGTAGCAGCTAACAAGATGCTAAATGGGAAAGATTTCCCAAATGTGACAAAGGCTATCAAAATAAAACAAGATGAGCTGGCTGAGAAGTATGCCATTACTCCAGCGAAAACAGGAACAATGTTGTGGAAGATAGCAGAGAATGCATATGAGTCTGGACAGTTCAATGCATCAGTATCAGCCATCAAAGAACTAAATCAATTAGCTGGTTTATCTGTGAATAGATCGCAGAATATCAACATCAATGCCAACATTGAGAGCATGAATAAGGAAGATATTAAAGAGCGATTGAGCAAACTATTAGGTGCTGACACAGAAACTTATTCAACAAAAGATTTATAAATAAAAAACTAAGCGATTGACCTCGCCCTTATCCGCGCTCCCATATATGGGAGAAAATGCACAAAAATCAAATAACTCCAATAAAATCAATGGCTTGCATTTATATTAATGTGTGCAACTCTTTATTAAAATGTGCAACGCCCTGAGCAGAGCTAGTCAACGCTCTTTTTCTGGTTCTTGCGTAAGCGACAGGAACCCTATTGGATTAGGCTTTTTCGTGGAAATGATTAATTAAGGAACCCTACACCCCCCTGAGCGAAACCGGCGCAACAGTTGTAGCTATAGCTGAGTTTGCCACACTGAATATCCAAAAAAAATGATGGTAAAAAAAATTTTATAAAATTTTACAAAGGAACCCTATGACAGCTATACTTTGGTCATGCCAATCAACAGCAGAACCAAAGGAGCAAGTTACGAAAGACAGGTGGTAGGAATCCTAAACGAATTTTTTGTGCAAAATAATTTTGATTTTTCCTGTAAACGTAACTTAGACCAATATCAAACCAAAGGTATGTGTGACATTGCCATACCAAACCACGCAATTGAGTGTAAACATTACAAGCAAGGCAACTGGTTTAAACAAGATTGGTGGAATCAGGTGTGTGAATCTGCACAAAATGATATTCCTGTCCTGATTTTCAAGTTTAATAGGGTTCCTACGCGAGTTGTAATTCCCATTTACGCCATTAA